GACAGGGATCAGGAAATGCGCCTCGAAAATCCGGCCTTCCTCGTCGCGCCAGCCCGAAACAGTGATGTTCGCCTCGCGCGACAGCCCTGCCGACACGCTCATTTCGCGTTTGGCACGGCGCTTCATTTTGCCGGCGGTGGTTTCGCTTTCATGGACGATGATACGCTTTCTGCTGCGCCCTATGGAGCCGTCGCGAGCGCGAGCTTCCATTTGCAGCGCGGCGGTCCCGCGTCCGCGCGAAGACTGGCCGCGCACGATGATATCGCTGAACCTCGCCTTGCCGGTCAGCTTGGCGCTGGCCGCAATGATATTGCCGCCGTCGCCTATCGACAGACTGCCGCCATGGCGCCCGCGTGGCTTGTAGGCAATGCGGACCTTGCCTTCCGGCGTGTCATAGATGAAGGCCCCATGGCTGCGGGTCAGCGGCTCCATATGGTAAAACCAGCTGTCGCCGGTGTTGACGTAGCTCGCCGGCTCTACGGGGAAGTCTTCGTCGATTTCTACCCCTACATTCTCGGTGTCAAAGGTCCGCGCGATTTCGCCGATGTCCTGCTTTGAAACGAAGCCCGTCGGGTGGTCGATCGATGTTTCGACCAAATCGACGGCCTTCGACACGATGGACACGGCCACGCGATGGCTATTTTCATCATGCTCCGGTGCGACATCGCGCACAAAGCCAGTGATGATCACGTCCCCCGAGGCCTTGATCGTCGCCGGCATATCCGGCCTGATCTGCAACCCGCCCTCGAAATCCGAAATCACAAGCGTGGCGCACCGTGCCGCCTGGTCGACGCCGTACTCGATCGCCACTTCGGTCCAGCCTGTCAGGCTGCTCCCGCCGACTTCCAGCGAGAGGATTTCGAGCGGATCGCGCTTGCTGGTCATCGTGCCAACGCCTCAAAAGCCACCGGCATGAAAGCAGCCGTGGCGATGCGGTTGCGGGCGATCAGCTCGCCGGCGCGATTGGCATCGCCGTAAAGCTCGTAAGCCGCACGGATTGCCGAGAGCGAAAACCCGGTCTCGGCCCGCACCAACGGCGAGCGATCGGCATCGGCCCGCGACAGGGCAAGCGCAACCTCTCCGGTCAGGCCAGACAGCCAGTCGAGCACCGGGGCACCGAATGTTCCCACCTCGGCCAGGATCGGCGCCGCTGCGGCAGCGAGATAGGCGCGTGCGGCGGCGGCATCCTGGCGCGCCGGGTATTCGTCGCGCGCGGTGACCAGCGCAGCGGCCCCAACCATGGCGGCGGCCTCGACGAGCCCGGCGTCGGTATTCCGTTCGGCGTCGATCGAGCCGATGATGAGGCGGGCGGCCCCTGCCGGGTCGCTATACATCGCGATCGCACGCCATGCCGAAACACTGGCGCCGGCAAACCCGGCAACGTCACCCGGCGTAACTGCCCACAGCGCGCCCATGGCGTCCATCCATTCGCGCACCGGATCGCCATCGGGTGCCAGCAAGGCGGAAATCTGGCCGATGCGCGAAAGGGCGGTCGTCATCGCATCCGCTTCGCCCTGCCGATTGCCTGGCGAGCGACCGGTCAACGCCGACGACAGCAAAGAGGAGCCGATCGCCAGCATGTCGCCAAATCGACCGACCAGCGGGCCGACCTGAAAGGCGACTGCGGCCTGCCCTTCCTCGATGAAGGTGATGTCGAACCCGACATAGCCGGCACGATCCTTTTCGCGATCCATGGACCAGTCGAGAACGCGCGCGCGCAGGGGTGCCAGCATCGGCAGCACCAGGAGCGAGGCGCCCTTCTGGTCGAGCGCCGCAACCAGCGCTAGGGAGGCAGCATCGGCAAGATCGCCGACCACATAACCACGCACCGACATCTGGCGGGGATCGCGGCCCATGTCTTCGATGACGCTTTGATCGGCGTAGGCGATCGGCGATATCGCAAGACGGCGGGCGCCCGACGCGCCTTCATTGTCGACGTGGAAGGGCACGCCCCGGAAAGATGCGGGACGGAAGGCCTTGAGCCAATTGCGCATGATGTAACCTTATTGCCCGCCGCTGCGTTGCGTATCGCCGCCGGAACGACCGACGTCGGCGTTCACTGCAATACCCGGCCCGACCGGCTTCCAGCTGAACAGTTCCTTGATGTAAGGGGCGATTGCGGTGCCAAACGCGGTGCCCATGCGCGCACCAATGCTATCGGCCTGCATGGACATCACAGTTGCAGCGGTGTCGCCGAGCGACTGGCCGGCGGGCCGCCCGCTGTCGACAATTTTGGTGCCTATCTCACTTGCCAGGCTGTCAAGGGCGAGCGTGACCTCGTTCTCAATCTCGCGGTAGTTCTTCCGATAGCCAGCCATCGACGCGGCTTCATGCTGCGCCCAATTGGCTGATGTGTCGGGCATCGTTCGGGGCGTGCCGTGGCGCTGGTTACGGTTGCCGGCGAGGGCGTATTGATCGGCCATCTCGGCAGCGTATTTCCGAGCCGCAAAGGCTTCGTCAAAGCCATCGCTTTTGGCAGCACGCCCCGCGGGGATCGGGCCATCTACCGGCAGGCCGAATTTGTCTTTCTTGCGCGGCTTCGAGATGCTGGCAGCCGCATTGCCGGCGGAGCGCGACTTCCCGAACTCGCCATAAGCGGCTATGGCTCGGCGCTCCTCCTCGGTGCGATAGCCGCCGCGCCAGGCCATTTCGTCCTGCGCCTTGGGATCGGCTCCGATGTTGCCGTTCTTGAGCCACCACATGCGCTTTTCGAACCAGCTCATGCCCTGATCGTCGAGCGACTGATTAATCGCTTGCGCCTTCGACATTTGTGTCGACGCGCCATCCATGAGCGACCCGACACCCATATCGATAAGCCCGGCGCCGATGTTCTCCTTAAGCTGGCGCCAGCTATTTCCAAGACGGTCGAGCTTCGCCTCGGTGGTGTTCACGATGCGATTGAGATCGCGCTCCACAGTGCCCGCCGCGTCGCTCATAGCCGCTTCGTATTGTTTCAGCGCATTGGTGTTACGCATAATGGCCCGAGCGCCGATCAACATCTGCTTGTCGGTAAACAGCTGCGGTAGCTTCGACATGTCGCCCTTGATGGCCTTATGCGCCATGTTGAAAAAGGCCTCGATCGGGTCTTCACCACGCTTGCGTGCCTCGGCGAGGCCGCGCCGGACATCAACGCCAAACTTCGCGAAGTTGTTGACGACGTTCGTCGACTCCATCTTGGTCAGCACGTCCATGAAGGACGTTGCCGCCTCGCTGGACATGCCCGTTTCCATGCGTACGGTCTGCAGATAGGCGACCAAGCGGGCGAGCCCGGCTTCACCCTTGTATCCCAAAGCCGTGAATGCCGGCGCGAGCGAAGGCAGTTCGGCGGCCATATCCTTCAGTTCGAACTTACCTTCCTTGCCGCCCTTGGCGACGATGTCGAAAGCCCGCTCCATCTTGTCAGCGGTAATCCCGAACGAGTTCGAAATCGCGTCGGCCGTCGTCGCCATCTGGCCGAAGTCGGCATCGGCCGCTTGAGCCGTGCGCGAGACCGGCGACAGAAGCGCAAGCGCTTCCTTCATGGTCTTGCCCGAGGCGGTCAGATTGTCGAGACCATCGACGACCTGATCGACTGGCGCGCGTATGTCGTCGGCGATCTGGCGAACCCGGCCGAGCGCAGCCTTGGTTTCGTCGGCCGAGGCATCGGCGGTGATGCCGATGCGCTCCATGCGACGTTCGATCTCGGCATAAGCCTTGATCGAAACACCGGCGCCAGCGGCGACCGCTGCCGGCGCTAGAAAGCGCAACATGGCCGCATGCAGTTTTTGGCCGTTTGCGGCAATCAGCGCCTGGCTACGATTGAACGCCCTGGCCTTCATGTCGATCTTGTCGAAGTTGCTCGACAACTGCCGAAAGGCAGCCATCGAACCGAGCTTCGACGACAGCCGAAGGACGGCTTCAACTACGCGGTTTGACATGAATGCGTCTTTCCCAAGCTTCGGCGCGCGCGGCGTAGGTCAGTATTTCGGAAAAGGTCAGTCGCCCGACTTCGTCGAATCCTTTGCCGTATCGCCAGAGGAGGCGGTCGGCGGCGAACTTGATGAGCGGGCCTGCACGAAAAAATCGCGGATCACGCGATGAACCGCGAGCGCGTCGACCAGATCGAGAACGACCAGATCGGCGGCCGTGTTAGGCTCTTTGAGGCAACGCTCGGCATATCTGGCGACAACGTCCTGATGCTTGACCAGGATCATCCGCCCGTCACCCTCGCCGGGCACGTCGAGCGGTTGCCACTCCTCGATATCGCCAAGTTCGATGAAGTCCGACCAGCGCGGAACGCGAAAAGCGAGCCTCGCAACCTGCTTGCCGGTTTCCATGTAGGCCCGCGAAAGCGGCAGATCGACGTCAGCCATTAGCCCATCTTCCTATAAGCTTCGGCCATGATGCCGACGCCTGTGACTTCACCGTTAAGCCGGTTCGAAGCCGGCTCGCCGGTGTAAAATGCCTGCGTGAACAGGTGCACGACGCCGGTGAATTCCTCGACGATGGTCACGTCGCGGCGGGCGTCGCCCATCATCCCCGCAAGGTCGATGCCCTTGTCGGCGAAGGTGATTTCCGCTCTCGGCGCCGCAGGCGTTGCGACGCGGTCGGGGCTGCCGTCCTGATTGACGACGCCCTCGATCGTGCTGGTTGCGGGGAAGACGTTGAAGTTTCCGCGCAGCGTGACGTTGCGACCACTGGAGTCGCGGAACTTCATCACGCCACCAAAATCCTTACCGGCCATAGTCCGGGCTCCTTATCGTGGATTGGAGGAAGGGAAGGCGCCGGCGGTCAGGCCGGCGAGAACTGCGAATAGATCACGGCGTTGGCCGCGATGATGTCGAGCGGGTTGACCACATCGATCGGCGCATAGATGTCGACCCGGTTCGGATTGTCGGCATTGCGCTTGACCTCGATCAGCTCGGCGGCGCGAACAGCGTTTTCGAGCACGCCAGTCAGCACCATGCGCTGATATGAGTGCATGAACGTTGCCTTGATGTCGGCCGGCGTTGAAATCGTATGCAGGTTGCCGGGGTTTTCGTCGGCGATCGCCTTCTGCCCATGCTCATAAGATAGATCGGTGCGGAAGCGCCGCAGGGCATAGACGACCTGGCCGATCTTCTGGATATCGCGGAAAGTCGTGTCCGGCACATCGTTGCGCGTGCGCGACGTGGTGATGACCTTGTCGATGACGACATCGCCGCCGGTGTTGACCTTCCACGTGGACAGACCGGACCCGAGGAAGGCGTCGCGCGTGGCGTAGTCGAGCCACCCGGCCCGATCGCGCGGCGGCAAGATACCTTCCAGCACAAGGCCGGTCTGGTTGCGCGAGACGTTGCCGGTTGCTCCATCGGACAGCCACGGCGCAACGCGAGCCGCAACCGCTGCAGCCCACTCCCAGGATGCGTTGGGCGCATTCGACGAGGCGACCACCGGAACAACGGTCAAGTGGCGATCGTCTCGGGCAAGGCCGTGCGACGTCAAATTCGCGATGCTGTCGAACAACGGATAGAAGACATGGCCATAAATTTGCCGGTTCCAGGCCCACCGTCCCGACGTGTCGGAAAGCAGCGTCTTGTAGCGCCCGACATTGGTCGCGTCGGAAAACGGCGACACGATCCAGTCGAATTCGTCGTCGCCGAGCGCAGCGAGCGCGCCCGTCAAATCGGGTGTGCCCGCGCCAGCCGTCGCGGCGAGCGTCACCTTGCCGGAAAGGGCATTCGAGCCGTCGAGTGTCGGGATATAAATGTCGAGACCGTCCATGATCGTGCCGGCATGGCGCGGCGTCAGCGTGACAACCCCAAGCGCCGCCGTGGCGGAGTAATAGAGGCTCGCACCGGTCAGTGCGTTGAAATAGGAGTTGATGGCGGAAGCGATAGCGGCGGCGCAGGCGGTCACCGTGTCGCCAGCGCCGAACGTAACCGCCAACGTCTCGCCGGCGATCTGCATGGCGCCCACGCCGGCGCCCGGTGCCTGGTTGAGCGTGATCGTGCGGCTGCCCTTCGTGCCCGACTCGGGCGCAGCGATAATCCAGATTTCATGCGCCGGTGCATTGCGGCGCGCGATGCGTACCAGCCCGTCAATCATGGAACCAGCGCCGGCCAGCCTGCGGGCCTCGGCAATCGAGGGGCAGGGGGTCGGCACATTGTCGGCGAGCACAGCACCGCTGTTCTTGTGACCGATCAGGAGAAGGCGCGAGCGGTTTTCGAACTGGCCGCCGCTGGTCACCTCAAAGGCAACGATCGGCGCGATCACGTTGCCGGGAATCTGATTGAACATTTGTCAGGCCTCACTTGCGGTTAGGCTGGCCGCGCTTGCCTGCGGGCCGCTCGGTTGTCTTGATGACCTCGACGATGTCGCGGTCGTCGAAAAGTCTGCGGTAGTAGGGCAGCGCCAGGTCGAGGGCAGCGCCATCGGCGGGCAGAAGCCGGTTGTTTCGATCCGGCATAGGGATCGCGTCACCGGGCCGAGCCGGCGCGTAAAGCTTCACGTCTTGCATGGTCACTCCATATCGACTTTGAAGCCGACCCCGCCGTCGGCGAAATCAATGCCGACAAGCGGATCTCGCTCGACGCCTTCGAAATGCGCCGCCAACACCGCCAGCTTGTCGGCAGCCGGCGAGCCTGCCGGCAGAAGACGGGACAGGGTCGCAAGCGGTTCGGGCAGGCCCGCCGCATCGGTGAATTCGTCATCGGGCAGGCTTAGGTCGAACCGCATCGTTACCCGCTGCCAGCGCGCACCAAGCTGCGGAATGGCGAAGGTTTCCTCGGTGATCCGCTCGACCCGCCGGACGAAGCGCCGGAACAGCTGGCCGCGCGGGTCATATTGCAGAAGCCGCCGCACCTGCGCACAAAGCGCCGCCAGCACGAGCCGGGCATCCCAATCGTCGCCCGGCATCGCATCGGCGAATGGCGACCCGTCGTCATCAGTCGAGGCGATCGCCAGTTCGGCGACGATTTCCAGTGTGGTGCGGGCTTCGGTGTCGTCGAATGCGGCGATGTCACCGCGAAGCGCGGTTGCCGCATCTGCGGTGAACAGCGCCAGGCATGGCGTGTATTTGGCATTCGGGTCGAGGTCGTCGATACCCACATGCTGGGTGTCGAATACCTTGTCGCCGGCGAGCGTCGGATATGGCTTTACGCCGTCGAGCGACGCCTTGGGACAAAGCACCTCAAGGGCGGCCAGTCGTGCGGCTTCCGCTGAAAGCATGATCTACCCGTTCACGATCGAGGCGAGGCCAAGAATGGTGTTGCCGATGCCGTCACGGTCCAGCGTCACGATTTCAAACAGAACGCCGGTATCCTGACGCAGCAAGCGATCGTTCGGCTGCATGTCGCCGCGATATGCCGTCGACCCGAGGATTTCCGGCGACCGATTGACTAGCCTGTCACCCGATTGGTGGATCATCGGTTGCGCCCGCAAACGTGCCTCGCGCTCGGTGTCGTGGAAAAACGCCACCGTGATCGGCACCTCTGGCCGTGAAGACGAGGGCGTGCGACCGCCATGCGGACCCTTGGCGCGGGCCATCGGCTTGAAGATCGCGGCCTCGCCATGCACGGCGTCGACAGCATCACGCGCG